ATGAAGCGACGCCTCAAGGATCGCGTCACCGCGGTGCTCGCCACCCTGCTGATGTCCGCGCTCGTGGTCGGCACCTGCCCCGTCGACCGGTTGCATGACAGACAGCGAATGCGAAGGGGTCGCCGACCGTTCCGTTTTCTGACATTCTTCGCTTGACTGGCGCGCCAACCGGGCGCATCATGTACTCACACCTTCACCACACCACACCACAAGGAACTACCATGAGAATCGAGATCAACATCGGCCTTCGGACCAACATCGGCACCGATCTTCAGTCGTACGACGTAGCCGAATACGCGGTCAGGCGCCTCGGCGTGCGCTTCCCCGAGCATGTCAAGGCCATGGAATGGCGCACGGCCATCAGTCACTACACGAAAGAAGGCGAGACGCGCGAGACGTCGGAGCGCACCTTTCTGCTGGGGCTTGTCATGGGGCCGGGGCTGTCGCTACACGCGTTCATGGATGAAATCGAGCTGTGGGCGGTGCGCCTGCATCAGGATTGCATCGCGGTGTACCAGCCCGCAATCGGCTGCGGCGAATTGATCGGCCCGAAAGCGGATGAGTGGGGCAGTTTCAACATCGGCTTTTTCCATCGCGTTTGATTTCCAGTTAGAGTCGCTGCCGCGTGCGGCGACTCTGGCGGGCAATCACCGGCCCGGACACACCACAAGGGGTATTCACCATGCTATACGTTCAATTCTTCCAAATGTCGACGGGATACGTCGAGGGCACCATCCCGCCCGTGTTTGACGACGCGCGCAAGCGGCCCATCGAAGCCACCGGTGATCGTGCCGTGCTTGTGCTCGACGGGCGCCTGTCGACGGCCAGACTGCCGGCAGTGGTCATCGCGTCGGAATGCGCGCGTCGCGGATACGTGGGCTACCGGGTATTCAAAGGCGCGTCTTTCAGCGACAGCAAGCCCGTGTCCGGCTACTGGCCGGTGCCGCGTCGCGTCGACCGCACGGCCGCCAGTGCGGCGCATGGAGGCTGACATGAGAAAGATCGAAAAGCGGATGAACATCGTTGTACGCGACCTGCTTGAAGGGCGCGAGACGACGCTATCACAGCGAACGATGGATGGCAGAACGTGTGCGCAAGAAATCTGCTTCGACGGTGTACGCTGGATCGTCGTCGCGTACCGGGGCAACATCATTGCCGAACTGCGCAAAGGCGACGACGGCAACGTACACGGCAAAGTGACGCTGGCCGGCTGGCCGACCGTGACGACTCGCAGCAGGTTGAATGCGCTTGCGCGGGAGTTTGGCTCGCCCGGATTTTTCCAGTGCGACGGGCAACAGTACGTGTCGGTCGGCAACAAGGCGCGCCCGGTCGGCGTGCTCGAGTGGGTTGAATTCTAGAAGGGGGACACCATGCAGAAAGTGGAAATCAATGTCGGCTTGCAAACCGCCAGCATCAGCGCGGCGGGCATGCTCGCCTGCCGCGTAAGCGCCGCCTTGCGCCACGTCGGTCTGGTCGCCAAACCCGGTCGACCGCAAGGCTATGTATACCGCCGCAGCGACATTCCGGGGGCGCACTATCAGGTATCCTTGGTGCGCCGCCCGGCGGGCGGGCGTATGGCCGAGCCTGAAATCGACGCGGCGTTGATCGAAGCGCAGTCCCGCGGCCCGGCCGGGCTACGTCTGCGCGCCCGGCAGGGCGAGGATACGTGGTACGCAACGGCCGAAGAGACCGATCCCGACACCTTCGACGATGAGCCTTTCGTCGGCCTTCGGGAGGCCGCCGCGCTGGCGCGGGCACACCGGTAGGAAGAACACGCGGGCAAGCCCGCCAGCCCCCATTCCGAGCCCGCCACGCGCGGGCTTTTCCGTGCTATGATCCATGGATCAACCTGAAGAGTATCCAACATGGCGCAGATTTGCGGCTACCTGCCCAAGATATCCGAGGCCCAGCAAGCGATCGACGCGCAGGACGGCGTTGTGGCCGGGCGCGAAGCGGTCGACCCGACCAACCCGCGCGTCACGGCCATGCGCGGGCAGGTCACGGCCATGACCAACCGACTTGCCGGGATCGACGCCCGTGTCGGCGAGGACGGATGCGTGATCGGGCCGCCCCCGCGCCCGACGCCCGGCCCCGTGGGGTATGCGGCGGAGCAATTTGGCGCGGGGCAAAGCCGCAGCGCAGCCGCCGGCCTGCCAAGCGGCACGGCCGGGCAGTCATGGTCCCGGTCGGGCTGGTTCCGGCGCGACGACAACGACAGCAGCGTACAGACCCTGTTCGTCGCCACCGGCGGCGGAAGCGAAATATGGGCGGGCATCTACAGTGGCGTGCTGACGGTATTCTTCAACTACGGCGGAAGCAGCCTGACGCTGGGCGCGGTCGCCAAGGGCGAAATATTCTACTTCGGGCTGGCGGTCAACGGCACGGCCGCTACCGCCGTCCGTCGGTCCGAAGGCGATGACAACTGGTCGACGCAGGCGCAGACCCTGACCGGCTTCAGGCCAGTGACGTTCATGGAGGGCACAAGCCCGGCGGCCGAACAGGGGTACTTCACGCAGGCGTTGAGTCGCTGGTTCGCCTCGGCGCTGTCCGAAGCGGACCTGAAGGCCGAATCGGCCAGCGAAACGCCTGTCGGCACCCCCGCGAGCCTGACGTGGACGGGCGACTACGATACGGTCGAGCTGGCGCTGGACATCAGCCTGCCGGCGGCGCCGCCGGCCAGCAACGCGCCGTTCTTCAGCGCGGCGAGCCCATGGAACAAGCCCATCCCGGGCACCGCGACCCGGTACGGAGCGGGCGACGCACGCACGGACCAGATCCGGGCGACGACATCGTTCGGGCAGACGACCGTATGGGCGGTCAACGCACAAAACGACTACGCCATCGCACGGGCCAATGCGACGGCAGCCTCGCCCACAAGGCAGATCCGCGTCGTCGACCCGTACAACGTGCCGCCGCGTTATGACGAGCTGGTGACGGTGCCCTACCCGGCCGGGTTCGTGCCGGCGACCGGGACCGACAAGCACGCCGTTATCACGATGGACGACGGCACCGCGCATGAATTCTTCCGTCTTGACCTGACCAAGAGCCCGGCCGAAGCCTTCAGCTACGTCCACTCCAAGGTCTCTCCCGAGTCCGGCGCGACCGGGTGGAAACTCTTCCAGACCGAAGTCGGCGGCATGATCCCGCCGTACAGCCGCAACGGCGCCGAAACGGTCGACGGGTTTGGCGCCTGCCGGGCCGTGTCGGTCAGCCTGATGGGCGGCATGATTACAGATGAAGACGTCGCGCTTGGCGAGATCCGGCACGCTACCGGACTCGCGGTGCCGCGCGACTTCATCAATCGGGGGCCGCGCGTCGACCCGGCCAACCTGACATCGGGCAATTGGGACGGCGACGCCTCGAGCACCGGGCCGCTGTGCTACTCCATGCGCTTCGCGATCCCGCTATCGGTCAACGTCGACGCGCTGCCGGTATCGGCAGAGTGGAAGATGGTAGCGCGAAGCTGGCAGGTCTATGGCGTCTATCTCTTCGATGTGGCCGGGCCGAACAGTCCGACGGGGAGCATGTATACGCAAGCCCCGGGCGGAGTCGGGACGAGTACGGCACAGGCGTTCGGCATGACGCTGCGCAACACGCAGGGCAGCGACTTCAAGCTGCTGATATCGCTGCTCGAATTCGTCGAGTACCCGGGCGAATGAGCGGAAAACGGAACGCCCGGGGGTTGACAGCCCCGGACGGCCGTGCGAGGATCAACCTCACCCACCCACCACAAGGAAAAAAGCATGAAGTTCTACATCATCGACGACACGGTCAACCCGCAGTACCACGTCGCCAACCTCGGGCAAGCCAAGGCCGCCGTCAAGGCGATGACCAGTCAGGCGCAGCGCGTCGACACCGTCGTGCGTGAAGTCGAAGTGAGCCTCGACAAGGACAACGTGCTCCGGCTGCTAAACGCCGAAGGCGGCACGCACGAATATTGGCGGCAGTGGGTCGGCACGCCCCGGGGCGGACTCAAGGAGGTTGAGCCGGACTTCCAAGGCGCGCCGCCCGAAGCCCCGGAAGATGAGGACCGGGCGTGGGCCGAGCGGGTCGGCGGCACGGTCGACCCCGAGGACCTGCTGTAGAGCAGGCGCCACCACCACCACCATCACCACCACCACCACCACCACACCACAAGGGGATTGACATGGGATTCGGAGAACAGACAGAAGATCGGGACCTGCCCCCGTACATCGTGATTGGCACTTCCGGCCCCGGCGACACGCCGGTTCGCTGGTACGTAGCCAAACGCGCCAGCCTCGAGCGGGAGAGTCTCGACTACGAAACGCAAGCCGAGGCGCAGGCACACGCCGACCTAGTGAACCGTCGGCGAGCCGACAAGTCGACCAAGGTCGAGCTGCTCGACGGCGAGCGTTACGCGACCCGGACTTTCACGCCGGCCACGGCGACCCGCGAAGCCTATGATCGGACCGTCGACCGCACCTTGCGCGAGATGCTGCGCGAGCTGGGGATCACCGTCTACCAGCAAGACGATTGGGGCGACCGGGTCACGCTGACGATCCGGGTCGTGGACCCGGTGGCAAACAGGACCCGCGGCCGAAGCGCGGGGCGAGTGACGTGCTGACCCAGCAGGAACAGGAGGACCTGCTCGCCAGAACCCTGCGCTTGGTTGCCAAGAGCAAGGAACTTGACAGCAAGCGCAGGGCCGGTATCATGTCCCCGCAGTCGGCCCGGCAGAGCTGGGCCAAGATGGTCGAGGACTTCAAGGACCACCTCAAGGAAATCGGATGACCAAGGAATTCCCCACCCCCGAAGAACGGAAATTCGTGACGGAAGGGTTCGACCGCCTCGCCGCCGAGAGCCCGGCCAAGGCCGCTGCCTACCTGCTGCTCAACAACGCGCACCTTGCCCTATACGCGAGCTACCGGACCGCCATCGAACACGGCATGTCGCCCGACGAAGCGGCTGCCAAGTCGAACAAGGGCTTCGGCGAATCCGTCACGGCAATGGTGCTTCTGGCCGGCGACAAGCTGAGCACGAAGGACTGGACCGAAGTCGCCGACTACCATAGCGCGATGGTTGGCGGGCTGCAAATGCTCAAGGACGTTTGATTCTGTTACCCCTACCGGAGACTGACATGGATTCTTTTTCACGCTACATCATCCGCAGCTCGGCCCGCGCCGTGCTGCTCTGGATCGCGGTGCTTGCTCTGCTTGTTCTCGCCATCGGCACAGCGCAAGCCCAAGGCATCAAGCCCGGGGCCGGCTACGGCACCCTCGACCCGGCGCACGCCGGGCCCGGTATCCGGGTGGCCGACGTCGATCCTAGACTGGCGGTGTCGGTGCAGGTCAGCGCCGAGGGGCGCGTCGCGATCGTGGTCCTGAATCAACGCCCATGCGCTGCCCCGTCGGCGGCGGCCAACCCGTCGGCCAAGCAATTCAGGGACGGCTACGTCGTTTTCGACCCGGTTGGCAACTTCGAGCCGACCACCGACCCGGCCCCGGGCAACCGCACGGTCCGCCTGTGCTGGGCTTCTCGCATGGGGCAGGTCGTGCTGATCTTCTGGCGGGTCGGTCCCGACGGCAGGGAAGCCGCCTCAGACCCGTTCATCGTGCCGCAGGATCAATTCCAGATCGTCGACCCCGTCTGATTCCTTGAACGGTCCCGGTACGCCGGGGCCGCCCAACCCGTGAACCCCAAAGCAACCATAGAGGCCATCCGGCCGATCGTCGCGCGGATGCGCACGTCCGACTTCTGGTCCCGGGCGGGCGGCGCCCCGGTCCACCGGGTAGTCAAGCTGCGCGACGAGCAACTCACGCGGCACGCCAACGGCATCGTGTCGATCGGCCTGTGCCCTATCCAGCGCGGCGAGTCGACGGTGCAAGTCGCGTTGCTGGACATGGACTCGCACAAGGGCGAAGTGCCGTGGTCGGACATGATCCGGCATGCCGCCCGGCTGGCGGCGGTTGCCAGCCTGCTCTACGGCATCGAATTCACCCCGTTCCGATCGACGGGCGGCAGTGGGATTCACCTGCTGGCGATGTGGAACGAGCCGCAGGACGCTTGGTCAGTGCGCTGCGCGCTGCGCGATATCCTCGACGCGGAAGGGTTCAAGGACGGCTTCGGCGGCGTCGCCAAGCGCCAGATCGAGGTTTTCCCGAAGCAGAACCACGTCCCGGCCGACGGCTGGGGCAGCATGTTCATCCTGCCCGGTTCAGGCCGAAGCGAACCGCTCGACGCGGAGCTGCTGATAAGCATCGACTGGCACGAAATCCAGTACCGCATGTCGGCCAGCGTGCCGTTCGCCGAGCCGCCGGCGGCGTTCGAAGCCGGCGAGATCGAGCACGGCGACACCGACCTAGACCGGATCCGGTCGGCGCTGGCGGCCATCGACCCGAACGAACTCGGCTACGGCGGCATTGCCGGCGCTATCGGCTGGCTGGAGATCCTGTTCGCGGTTCATGCGGCGACGCAAGGTTCACCGGCAGGCCGGGCGCTGATCGTCGAATGGTCGCAACGCTGGAGCGGCTGGGACCCCATCGCGTCGGTCGGGGAGACCGACAAGCAGTGGCGCTACGCGCAGGCCAAGCCCGGCGGAATCGGACCGGGCACACTGTTCGCGCGAGCTCGGCAGGGCGGCTGGGTCGACCCGGACGCGGCGGCCAAGGCGCTCGACCCGGACGGGTTCGATGCGCTGCTGCCGGCGGCGCAGACCGAGCCGGGCGACGGGCCGGCGATCATGGTCCCGGGCGACGGGGATGGCAGACTCACCGGCATGGCGCGCGCGATGCTCGACCCCGGATCCGTCGGCTGTTCGCTGTATTACGATTCGTTCCTCGACGAGATCATCGTGCAATGGGGGCGCGGCGCACCGCGGCGGCTGGACCGCAACGACACGACCCGGTTCCGGCTTCAGATGGAGCAGCTCGGCTACCAGACCCCCACCGTCGACGACACCCGGGCCATGGTGGCGTGGACCGCGTTCAAGCGCGAGCGGGACGGAGCGATCGAGTGGCTGGATTCCTTGCCAACATGGGACGGAAAGCGCCGCATCGACACCTACGCCGTGCGCTACCTTGGCGCGGCGGACACCCCGTACACCCGGGCCGTGGGCGCCTACTTGTGGACCGCGGCGGCCGGGCGCGTGCTCAAGCCCGGTTGCAAGGCCGACATGGTCCCGGTGCTGGTCGGCCCGCAGGGCATCCGCAAGAGCACGGCGGTAGAGGCGATGGTGCCGGACCCCGAGCTGTTCTCGACCGTGCGCCTCGACGCGCCGGACGAAGTAAACGCTCGACTGCTCAAGGGCAAGCTGGTGGCCGAGATCGCCGAGCTGCAAGGCATCCGGGGGCGCGAAGTCGAGTCGGTCAAGGCGTGGATCACGAAGTCCTACGAAGAGTGGATCCCGAAGTACGTCGAAGCGCCGACGAAGTATTACCGGCGGTGCTTGTTCATTGGCACGACGAACGACCGGGCGTTCCTGTCCGATCCGACCGGCAATCGCCGCTGGTTGCCCCTGTTGCTCAAGGGCACCATCGACACGGCCGCTATCGAGCGCGATCGCTTGCAACTGTGGGCCGAGGCCCGAGTCCGCTATGAGGCTGAAGGAATCGCCTACGCCGACGCGGAACGGCTGGCCCGGGACATACTGGAGGATTTCGTGGACCACGACGAATGGGAGATCCCGATCGAGCAACACCTGCGCCAGCACGGCGCCAAGACGATCCGCGAGATCGCCGTCGAGGTGCTGGGGCAGGACCTGCGCGGATTGACGCCGCAGATATCCCGCCGCATCGGCCGCTGCCTGCGCGCGATCGGTGCCGAGGACAAGAGCGCCCGCCGGGGAGCAACCGTCACCCGGGTGTGGTTCATCGAAGACAGCCGCGATCCGTTCGATCTTTTGTAGTTGACACCGCCGCCGATCCGGTCTACGATCGGCACCTACCCCAACCACAACGGAGTTTCTCAAATGGATATTCAGATTCAAATCTCGTCGTCGGACCCGGCCGAGCTGGCCCGGGTGTTCGCCGCGCTTGCGGGAGCGGCACCCGTCGAAGTCAGGACCAATCCGCCGGCCTCGAGCGAACCGGCCAAGGTCAGCAAACCGGCCAAGGCCAGCAAACCGGCGGAAGCCAAGGCCGACCCGGTGCCCGCCGAACCCAAGCCGGACCCCAAGTCCGCTCCGGCGCCCGCCGAAACCAAGCCTGCCCCGGCCGAAGCCAGCATCAACTACGACACCGACGTGCGCCCCGTACTGCTCAAGGCCATCAAGGACCCGGCGATCGGTTTCGAGGCGGTGCAGGCCCTGCTCGGGCGCTACGGCGCCGCCAAGGGGCAGGATCTGAAGCCCGACCAGCTCGGCCGGTTCCTCGACGAGTTGAACGGGCTGGGCGAGGCGGAGCCCGACAGCGGCGACGCTGGGCTGCTGTAACGGAGGGCCCGAGAAATGTCGACCCATGCCGTGCTGTCCCCGTCATCGGCCCGTCGGTGGCGGCACTGCCCGCCCAGCGCCAAGATCAACGCAGCCGCGCCCCGCACGTCGAGCAAATACTCGGCGGAAGGCACGGCCGCGCATGAGCTGGCTGCACGGTGCCTGATGACGGGCGAGGATGCGGCGGTGTACGCCGGGACCACGATCGAAGCCGACGGGTTCGTGTTCCCCGTCGACCCCATGATCGAGCACGTCCAAGGCTACCTCGACCGCACCCGGGCATGGGTCGACGCACTTGGCGGCGACGACGCGTCGCTGATGACGGAGCTGGCGCTGCCGATCGGTCATATCACGGGCGAAGAGGGCGCCACCGGGACCGGGGATGCCACCATCATCGGCCGTCTGCCGACCGACGACTGCAAGGTGCTGGTTATCCGGGATCTGAAGTACGGGCAGGGCGTTCCTGTTCACGCCCAAGAGAACGATCAGGGGTTGCTGTACGGCGGTGGCGCACTGCGGATGTTCGAGCTGGCCGAAGACTTCAGCGACAACGACAAGGTCATCATCGAGATCGACCAGCCGCGTCGGAACAGCAACACGTCGTGGGAGTTGACTGTCGGGGAGCTGAAGCAGCGGCTGGCCGAGGTCGCTCCCGATGCGAAGCGGGCGCGCGAGGCGGACCCAAATGACGAAACGCAACGGGTGCCCGGCGACTGGTGTAAATTCTGCGCCATCGCGGCGACGTGCAAGGCCCGTGCGGACAAGATATCCCAGCTCACCACGAACAGCGACGGGTTCACCGCTCCGCTGACCCAGCAGGCGAAGGCGCCCGACGTCGACCGGCTGGGCGAGTATTACAGCTATGTTGGCATGGTGCGGCAGTGGGCCAAGGACGTAGAAGACGCGGTCCACGCCCGGCTTTTGTCGGGCCAGCCGGTCGAGGGCTGGAAGCTGGTTGCAGGCAAGGCGGGGAATCGTCAATGGGCCGACCCCGCCACGGCCGCCGCGACGTTGAAAGACCTCGTACCTGCCGACAAGATGTTCACCGAGCCGGTGCTGTTGAGCCCGGCCAAGATCGAAAAGCTGTTGCCCAAAGGCACCCGCAAGGGTATAATGGAGCAGCTTACTACCCGATCCGAAGGGAGCCCGACTGTGGCGTCCGAGGATGACCCGAGGCCGCCTTACGCGGCTACGGGAAGCGAAGGCTTCGAGGTCGGCAGCCCCGACGACGAAGACTGATTTTTTCGTGCAAACCTGAAGGAAGCAATCATGTCTCAAGAGATCATCCTGCCCAATGTTCGCATCGCTTTCTCCCGCAACCTGAAGACGCCCGGCGCGCAGAAAAAGGACGACGGCACGCCCGGCATTCCGAAGTATTCGTGCGTGTTCCTCGTCGACGGGACCGACATGGACACCGTCGGCAAGTTGAAGGCGGCCATCGTGGCGGCGGCCAAGGAAAAGTGGCCGGGCGACTACCAGAAGCTGCTCCCCATGCTTCGCGACCAGAAGCGCCTGTGCTACTCCGAAGGCCCACATTACGCCAAGGACGGCTCGCCGCGCCAAGGCTGGGAAGGGTGCGTGTCCGTGTCGTCGTCGCGGTACGCCGACCGCGGGCGTCCGGGGCTGTTCGACAACGTCGCCGGACCCGACGGCCGCCCGGTCGATCTCGGCGAGGACATGAACGGCCGCATCTACGCCGGCTGCTACGTCAACGCCAAGGTGAACATCTACGCATGGGATCACCCGAAGTTCGGCAGACGCGTGATGGCCGAGCTGCTGGCGGTGCAGTACCACGCCGAGGGTGATGCGTTCTCCGGCGCCTCGGTGCCCTCATCGGACGGGTTCGAGGCGGTCGGCAAGGCCCCGGCCGGCGCCGCGTCGTTCGAAGATGACGACATTACGTTCTAACCTGCGGAGAGGGAACGTCCCGGGGCTTCGGCCCCGGGTCCGCGCCATGACCAAGATCCGCAAGCCAGACCCCGTCGAGGGGGATGAGTACGACGAAGACTGGTTCAACGAAGTCGACCCGAGCCAGAGCGGCGAGTATTGGCGTCCCGGTCGGAGGACGGATCGGCCGCTGTTGTCTGACGAAGAGCCCGACGAAGAATGAAACTCACCGACTGCCCCACCACCATCAGCAAGCCGGCCAACCCCGCCCATTGGGGCGTATGCTACTGGTGCGAGCGCGTGCTGCCCCGCGAAGTGTTTCGCAAGGGCCCACGCTCGAGCAGCCGGTACTGCCCGAACTGCAACACGCCGGAAGTCATCCGGCAGCGCAACCTCGCCAGCCACCGTGTCAGCGACGCCCGCAAGGCGATGTCCGAAGACGAACGGGCCGACGCCTACCTTGCTGACGAGGACGCGCGCGACCGTCGGATCGCGCTGTGCTGGGCTGATGCGACCGTGCGCTATGCTCGGCTGCTGCCCCCGGCCCCTCTGGAACGCGTTGCCGTGTCGTTGCGGTTTGACATGCGCCGGCGCTTTCGGCGCTATGACAGCGGCCGAGCCGAGCCGAGCCACTACGATCCGACGGTCAGCCTGTCGATCGCGGGAGTGCATATTCTGTGAACCGCTTGCTGCTCGATTTCGAAACCTACAGCGACGTGCCGATCCAGCACGGCACTGGCAAGTACGCGGCCAACGCCGAACCCCTGCTGATGGCGTGGGCGGTCGACGATGGCCCGGTCGACGTATGGCGTATCGCCGAAAAGCAACCCATGCCCGACGAGCTGCGCCGCGCGCTGATCGACCGGGACGTCGAGCTGTGGGCACATAATGCGCAGTTTGACGCTGCTGTAGCCGCTTTCGGCAAGCACACGCATGCTCCTCTGCGCGACGCGGGGCTGGACCTGCCGCGCTGGCGCTGCACGATGGCCCAAGCCTTGAGCCACGGCCTGCCGGCGAAGCTGGAAGCACTGGCGATTGTGCTTGGCGCGCCTGAAGACCGGGCCAAGATGGCGGGGCGGGAGCTGATCCACACGTTCTGCCTGCCGGTCAAGAGCGCCGGCGGCATCCGCATCCACTGGCATCAGGAGCCCGTGGCGTGGAGCCGGTTCGTCGCCTACGCCGGCCGCGACGTAGAAACCATGCGCTGGTGTCTGGAGCGACTGCCGACGTGGAACTGGCGCGCGTCGGACATCCGGCACTGGCAGATCGACCAAAGCATCAACCGCCGGGGGTTCGCCGTCGACAAAGGCATGGCCGAGGCCGCGAGCTGGTTGTCGGACATCCGCAAAAGGGCCGTCAACAAAAAGGCCGCCGAACAGACCGACGACTACGTGCAGTCCGTCACCCAGCGCGACAAGGTGTTGGCTACGCTGCTGGTCGACGCTGGCGTGCTGCTGCCGGACCTGAAAGCGTCGACGATCGAACGCCGGCTGGAAGACCCCGACATGCCCGAGGCGGCGCGTGAATTGCTTCTGCTGCGCCTTGCTGGCAGCCGCGCGTCGCTGGCGAAGTACAACGCCATTCTGCGGTCGGAGCACAAGGGGCGTGTCCGGTTCGGATTCCAGTTTCGGGGCGCGTCCCGTACCGGGCGGGACGCTGGGCGCCTGTTCCAGCCGCAGAATCTGCCGCGCCCCAAGGCCGACTTCGATTCGATCGAGCAGTGGATCGAAGCGGCGAAGATGGACTTGCTCGCCGGGCTCGACACGAACGACGAGGGCGTCACGTCGCTGCTCGGGTTCGACGATCTTCAGTTGGCGCAGGACGCGCTGCGCTCGGTCATCGTCGCGGCGCCCGGGTGCAAGCTGGTGCAGTGCGACTACTCGCAGATCGAGCTGCGTGTCGCCGCGTGGGTCGCCGGCGAGCAATGGAAGCTCGACGCGCTGGCCGCGTTCGACCGGGGCGAAGGCCCTGACGCCTACACCGTGACCGCGTCGATGATGTTCGGCATCCCCGCTGACCAGATCGACACGGGCGACCAGCGCCAGTCAGGCAAGGTGGCGGATCTCGCCTGCCAGTATGGCGGGGGCACCAACGCGCTCGGCGCGATGGCCGACGTGTACCGTCTGACGTTGACCGAAGAGCAGAAGTCCGACACGGTCGATCGCTGGCGCCGAGCCAACAGCAGGATCCGCGCGTACTGGTACGCGTTGGAAGAGGCCATCGTCACCGCGATCCACAACGAAGGCATGACCGTGCCCGTCGGCGACAACGGACTCATCAAGGTCAAACGCGCGGGTGCGTGGTTGCTGATCCGCCTTCCCGGCGGGCGCTGCCTGTCGTACCCAAGCATCAAGTACGACCCGGACGAGCGCCAGATCAGCTACATGGGGCAGAACAACTACACCCGGAAGTGGGAGCGGATCAGGAGCTGGGGCGGCAAATTCTTCGAGAACATCTGCCAAGCCATCCCGGCCGACATCCTGTGGGGCGCTATCGAGCGGCTGGAATCGGAAGGCTATAAAATCATCCTGCGGGTCCACGACGAGCTGGTCGCTGAAACCGTCGACGAGCCCGCCTACTCCGTCGACGGAATGCGCGAGATCATGATCGACGTGCCGGCCTGCTACGCCGGCCTGCCGGTCAACGCCGACGGGTGGGAAGGGCACAGGTACAGGAAATGATGCTGGAGAAGAAAGTCGAACAGCGCCTCGTCCGCGGTATCGTCAAGCGCGGCGGGGTGTGTTGGAAGTGGGTCAGCCCGGGCAAGGCTGGAGTGCCCGACCGGATCGCCATCCTGCCCGGCCCGTCGATCTGGTTCATCGAACTCAAGACCGACGTGGGTCGGCTGACCGCGTTGCAACGCGCGGTGCAGGCCATCTTGACCAAGCTCGGCTGCAACGTGACCACACTCTACGGGCCCGATGGCGTGGACCGATTCCTCTCCGAACTGGATCTGCTTTGAAATTCCGAGACTATCAATTCCTCGGCCGCGACTGGATTCTCGACCGGGAGCGTTGCGCCGTATGGGCCAAGCCCGGTATGGGCAAGACGGCACTTACGCTGGCCGCCATCGCCGCGCTGGTGCTGACGGGCGAAGTGCGGCGCGTGCTGATCGTCGCCCCGAAACGTGTCGCCGAAGACGTGTGGCGCGACGAGATGCGCAAATGGCCGGAGTTTCATCGGGTCCTCGGCAACGTGACTTGCATGGTCGGCGATCCGAAGCGCCGCCTGCGCGCGCTGAAGTCGAAGAATGCCAGCGTTTACACCATCAACTTCGAGAACCTGCCATGGCTGGAGCACGTCCTGCAAGGCCAGTGGCCCTTCGACATGGTCGTCGTCGACGAGTCGAGCAAGCTGCGCGGGTTCCGCACCAAAGGCGGCACGCAACGCGCGGCCGTGCTCGGCCGCCACGGCTACACCAAGACGCGGCGCTTCGTCGAGCTGACCGGCACGCCGGCGGCCAACAACCTCGCCGCGCTGTGGGGGCAGATATGGTTCCTCGACGCCGGGCAGCGGCTCGGCCTGACCTTTGAAGCGTTCAAGGAACGCTGGTTCCGTGAAACTCAGACAGGGCCCGACGGCGCCGGGTCGCAGTTGCGGCCGACGCCGGTCGCGCTGGAACAGATATCCGAGCGCCTGAGCGACATCGCGCTGACGCTGGACCCTCGAGACTGGTTCGACGTCAAGGAACCCATCTACACGCGCATCCCGGTGACGCTGCCCGACGCGGCGCGGCGCGTCTACGATGATCTGGAAAAGAAGATGTTCGCCGAGCTGCTGGACGGCACCGAGCTGATGGCGTTCTCGGCCAGCGCGAAGACCATGAAGAGCCTGCAAGCGGCGTGCGGCGCGGTCTACACCGACCCGGAAGCGAAAGAGTGGACCGAAATCCACAAGGCCAAGATCGAGGCGCTGATCGACCTGACCGAAGAGTACCCGGAGCCGATGATCGTCGCCTATCACTTCAAGCCCGACCGGGCGCGGATTCTCAAGGCTATCCCGGGGTCCGTGGATCTGGCGACGCCGCGCGGCATGGCAGCATTCAAGGCGGGCGACGTGCAGGTCGGCGTCGGGCACCCTGACAGCATGGGCCACGGTGTAGACGGTCTTCAGCACGTCTGCGCGGCGGCAGTGTTCTTCGGGCACTGGTGGGACGCCGAGCTGCGCGAGCAATTCATCGATCGGATCGGCCCGATGAGGCAGTTGCAGGCGGGGCTTGACAAACCTGTCATGGTGTACGATATTGTCGCTGCCGACACGATCGATGAACTGGTCGTCGCCACCCACAACTCCAAGCAGTCCGTTCAAGACGCCCTGATGGGCTACGCAAAACAGAGGAAGAAATGACCACTACCGATGCCCCACCCCCGGATTTCTACCGCAACGTGGCAGTGGCCGACACGGTCGATCATCTCACCCTGCCGACTGACAGCGCGAAGCGCAAGGAATACCCGGTGTTCTCCGGTTGCCTCGCGTACTTCCCGGCGGCGCTCGCCGGCGTCGCTACGCACTCGAAGCGCGGCAACGACAAGCACAACCCCGGCGAGCCGCTTCACCACGCCCGCGGCAAGTCGACGGACCACGAGGACTGCATCGTCCGGCACCTGATCGACCTTGCCGATTTGCTCGCCCTGCACAAACGCTCCGGCGGTCCCGGCCCGGACGGGGATGCTGCGTGCGACGCCATCCTCACGGAAGCCAACGCGCTCGCGTGGCGGGCGCTGGCTCTGTCGCAGCGGCTGCACGAGAAGTTCGCCGGGGCGCCGGTGGCGCCGGCCGCGGTCGAGCCGCCGGCTGGCTTCGGCGGGGCCAAGATGGACCTGTGTGTCATGGACGAGGCTTCCGAGATGGTGCCGACGTCGGCCGACGCCTGCTCCACGGCCCACGCGATCGCCACGCGGTTCAACCTGCCGGTCGAGGACGGGAGCCGGAGCGCGTATCGCATCAACCGCTACGGGGAGAAGCCCGAGCTGGCACCCGGTCGCTGCGTCGACGTCGTGTTTCGCTCGTCGGCCGGGGCTAAGGCTGTCAGGGGCGTCAGCAGAGCGAAACCGGACGTCTTCCGGTGGAACCACATCGAGAGCGGCGGCGACATCATCCTGTGGCGCGAGACGCAGCTATGACCGGCGGGCAGACACGACTCGGGTCGCTGGTAGAGGCGGTCGTCAACGTATTGATAGGGTTCGGCATCAATTTCACCGCCAACCTGATCGTGCTGCCGCGCTTCGGGTTCGCGCTCACGCCGGTCGACGCGTTCGGGATCGGGCTCGTCTTCACGGCCATTTCGATAGCCCGATCCTACTTCATCCGCCGCTGGTTCAACGGCGGCATCGCCAGATTCAGCGAGCGACTCGCCAATAGGTTAGAATCGTGAACAGACTTGCCACCCGCATCGGTCAGGCCCTCTGGATAAGCGTGCTCGGCTGCTTGGCACTGAGCCTGTTCCTGATAGTCGTGAACGCCATTGCCACCTTGCTTGATACAAGCCTGCTCGTGGCCTGCCTGCTCGCCGCCGTCGCCTTCTTGGCCGTTTATTGCATGGGCGCCGCGATCGTCGCTGACGCGCGATCGCATTTGCGCGACTACCCATACGAATAATCGAACTGGAGCAATCGCAATGACCGACCCCGTCGCCACTGTGCGGAAAGCACAGGATTACCTGTACCGGATTTACGGAGGGCTTGGTGTCGGCCGAAGTATGGCCGATTCCCTCGACACCGTCGTCGCGGAGCTGGAGCGTCAGGCGCAGGAGATTGAGGACATGAAGCTGCGCCTTGGCGATCCGAGGGACGTGCCGGTGGATACCGGCAACCCCGGCATTGACCGCGTCCTTTCACGGCTTGCATCTGCCGATCCAGACTTCTCCGGCATCCAAGACGCGGCCGTGCTGCTGCGGCGACTCGCTGCGGATGCCAAGGGACCGGACGGGTACGAGACATGGAAGGACGCAGCAATAGCGGAACGCGCAAGAGCGGCCAGTCAGGCGCAGGAGATTGCGGCGCTGCGAGCGAAAGTCGACGGGCTGACCTCCGCGCAAGAGCGCCTCTTCTACACCGGAGACTCGGAATGAAACGACTGATTGTTGCGCTCGTGACCGCCCTGTCGCTGGCCTACTGCACACCGGTGCCGGCTCGCGACTGGACGACCGAAGAGAAGGCGTGGGCCGGCGCCGCGCTGGCGTTCACGCTGACCGACTGGCTTCAGACTCGCAACATCGCCAAGCACCCGGAGAAGTGGCGCGAGCTGAATCCCTTGCTGCCCGAGCATCCGACGCTGGGGCAGGTCAACAGGCACTTCATCCGGTCGATAGCGGCCGGTGCGGCGCTGGCTCACCTGCTGCCAGAATACCGCTTGACGATCTTGCGCGTGGTGGCTATAGTGCAGTTTGGCGTGACCGCGCACAACGCCCACTTGGGCATCCGCATGAGCTTCTGATCCCTGTGGTGTACTCCCTGCCGGGGTGGTGCCCGGCTTGGCCCCCGACTCGCAAGGGTTCGGGGGCTTTCCTTTACGCGCCTTCGATCATGCCGAGGTCGCATCTGTGACGCTCCACCTCGCCGTGCTCGCGGTGGTGGACGATGCAGAGCATGTCCCGGCCCGCCCGGTAGCCGTGGCCGGCCGCGTAGGCGTCGCGGGCTGCCAGCGTGCGGAACGACTCGCAGACCACGCCCGGGAATTCCTTGACGACCTGATGGTGGACGTGCCCGGTGTACCAGTACCGATGCCTCGTGGCGCCCCACGTTTCCGGCATGTCAGTCGCCATGATAGGGCCAAGCTGCTCGTGCTTGGCGGTGTCGCCGTGGGTCGACGCAATGAGCACCTTGCCGAACTGGAAGTACCAGAACTTGCTCGGGCTCAGGTCGACTTCGACCCGCGGCTCGTTCTCGAAGAACGCCGCCAGCGTGAAGGCCAGCGCCCACACCGCGTCGTGGTCGTGGTTGCCTTCGACGCATCGCACGATCACTCGACGGTGCTTCTCCAGCGCGCGCTGGATCGCGTGGCGGTAGGTCTTGATCCCGACCTGCAACACCTTGGCGTAGCGGCTGTCCACGTCGAGGACGTGGCCGTGGCCGGGGGTGATGTTCTTCCGATCGTTCATGTGGAAGACGTCGCCCAGCAGCAACAGGACCGCCGTGCCGGCCGCCGGCGCCGACGACAGCAGCCGGTCGACCGCGCCCAAGGTCAGGCGTTCGGCAATCTCGAGATCGAAGTCATCGCCGGCCTCGTCGGCCCACGCGTACATCCCGATATGCGGGTCCCCGAACGGGTAGACCGCCATCAGGTCGTCGAGCTGGCGAATCGGCGGGGCGGTCAACGGCGCCGTGCCCCGGATGTCCTCGGTCAGGGCCGCGACCGCTTCGCGCACAAGCTGCTCGGTGCGCTCCCGATCGACTTGCGATTTGACCCACTGACCGGTCGGCTTGCCTTCCTTGTTATAGTAGGTGGACACGCCCTTGACGCGGAACCCGTCGGGGACAACATGCGTCATGTCGTGCTCGGGCGAGTATCCAGCGGCCGCTGCGCGCGCCTTCACCCGCGCGTAGGCACGGCTCACGTTCGACTGGTTGATCCCGAGCGCGGCCGCGGCCGCGGTGTGGTTGCCGCCGGCGGCTTCGATCGCTTCGAGGATCTCGGTTTCGCGCCGGGTCGACCAGCGCAGAAGGTCATCGGACATAACATGCTTCCATGATGGAGTGGAGGGTATCGATGTAGGTGGCCGCCATTATGAGATCCGCAGCCATCGCCCGGGCGACCTCGGCGTGGCTTGCGTCGACCGGAAGCCGGTCCATCAGGTAGACCGGCTTGGCTGGTAGCTGGGTGACGCAGGGCGTCGGCACGGGCGTGGTCGTGGCGCAGGCTGTCAGGGCCGCGAGCGCCATTGCTGCAAGGCAGCGTCTACACCATCTTCGCATGATTCGTCCTTGTGGGTGCGCGCCGTCAGCGCGTCCTCGGCGGCCTTCGCGCGGCGCTTGGCTTCGTCGACGCGCAGTCTGGCCGCCGCCTCGGCGCGCTCGGCGCGGGCGCGGGCGCGATCGGCCGCCTCGGCCAGCGAGTTGACGCTGGTTTTCAGCGCGCCGTATTCGGCCCGACAGGCGTTGAGCCTAAGCTGCTGCACCCAGCCCGCGCCAGCGGCCCCGATCAGCAGGGCGCCGACCGCGGCGATCGGCAACGCGCGGGCTCGTAGCCAGTCAGCGAGCATGCGCCACGCCCCAAGCCCGCTCCCACAGATCGTCCCATGTCTCGCGGTGGGGCTTGCCCGGACGCCAGTTGCGCAGGTAGTAGCGCCACGCGGCATCAGGACCGTCCGGGTACTTCGGGAGCGGCGCCGGGTCGGTCCAGAGCAGCAGCCGGGCGAAGGCCGCGGCGAGCACGTCGTCGTGCTCGAGCGCCGCATGCACCGGCCCCGGCTCGGGCGCTACTCCTCGGGCCGCGCAGACCTCTTCGGCGATCTCGCCGGTGGCGTAGTGCCGCAGCACACCGGCGACGCCGCCGCCGCGCTCGAACTGCGCGTACCCCCGGGCTGGCCCGCCGATCTGGCGGCGGTGCAGGAACCGGGACTCCTGAAGGCAGATCGCGAGGATCATGGCCGTCGCTTCCCGGCTACGCATCGCCGGTGGCAGGAGCACGTAGGCGGGCTCCAGTCCCTTCTCGATGAAAGCGAGCATGTTGCGGTCGCTTTTGCTTGTCACAGCTCTGCCCTGCATGTAATCATCCCCTTGGGTATCGTCATGGTCCCGTTATGTTCGCCACCGTCGCCGATGCTGGTGGCGAGGGTAACAGAAGCGCCACTCTCATGCACGAGAAACCCCACCGACAGCACTTCCACCGGCTTGTAGGGCTCGTCGTTGTCGGTCCACCCCGCGCCCGCCACTGCGTCAAGCCAGTGGACCATGACCAGTTTCGGCAGTTTCACAGCGCCGGCACCGGGAACGCAGCCTGTCGACGGACGACGCGGTCCGCGAGCCGAGCCAACCGCAGCGCCTCGGCCTGCTGCCGGCGCATGGCGGCGTCGAGCCGCTCGCGTTCGCTGGTCCGCTTCGGAGACAGCAGATCGAGCAGGGGGTGCGTCTTGGGCTTGGTCATAAGGGTTTCCCCAGCGAGGCGGACAGCACGTTGCGAAGGCCCTCGAGCGCCCGGGTGTTGGCCTCGAGAGTGGCGTAGAGCTTCTGCCGGTCCTCGCGGTCCTCGCGGCGCCAGACGAGGTGCAGGTAGCCGCAACCCGACAGGGCGAGTGTGAGCACGAGGATCGCGACGTTGTCGGCGCGACCGATGAAAGCGAGCAGGACTTCGATCACAGTCGGGCCTCCAGTGCAGCGATGCGGTCTTCGAGCTGGCGTTGCTTTTCGCACAGGCCCCGGGCGATGAACAGGTTGAGCTGGTCCATGCGGAAGCTGTAGCGGTCGCCCGGTTCGCGGACGATGCGCTTGCCCTGCACCAGCCCTGCCTCGTCGACGTCGTCTTCCAGCTCGGCGTCCCAGCGGTCATAGCAGATGAAGGCGTAGCGCATCGGGTCGAGCCCGTGACCTTCCATGATCTCGATCGCGCGCTGCACCGTCAGGCCGGCGTGGTTGCGGGCATGCTCGCCTTTCTTCTCGACCGAGTCGAGCCAGCGGTAGGTGCCGATCGCCCGGGCGATGTCTTGGGCCGCCGCTATTTCGGCGTCGGTCATCGGCTCGACCGGGGTTTTCTCCCGCGCGTCCGACGTGTTGATCGTGCCGGTGGCGGCGTAGACGATGGACCAACGGCTGGCCGCGTCGCCGAGCGCCCGGGCGTTGTCGATCATCGGGTAGAACGCACTGATGTTCATCCCGTAGTTGCCGGTGCCGCTGAGCGTGAACCCGACGAACGCGGTGGTTCCGTAAATGCCGGTGGTGCTGCTGGAAATGAAAGAATATGCAGGCGCCACGCCGTTGCCGTTGATCGCTCGGAACGGCACGGATGCCTGCACGTCGTTATTGGTGATTCCGAAGCGGCTGGCGCCCCCCGTCGTAAAATTCATTACGTCGGCCGAGCCGTTGTAGATGCCGGTGTTCGGATCGCCCGTGAACGTATATGCGGGGTTCGCGGCGCTGCCGGCGGGCGCGTGATATGCCTCGTAGCTGGTCGTGCCGCCAGACGTGATATTCAACCGCAGCGCGCCGCCCGTCGCGAAACTGAGCTGATTCGCGGATGTGAGATACATGCCGGTGTCCTCGTCGCCATCGAACGAGTACGCGGGGTTGATCGGACTCCCAACGCTGACGGCCTTCAACGGACCGGTCAGCGGAAGCGACCCGTCACGCAGCAGGTAGGCGTTGGACGGTTCGGCGGCGACTAGCCACGCGCTGCCGGTCCACACCCGCAGATCGCTCGCCGTGGTGTTCCAGTACATCGCCCCTTCCGAACGGGCGGGGTACGCGCTGTTTGCCGCGCCGTCGCTGGCGTAGGGGCCGAGATACACCTCGCGAAACTGATCCAGCGCGTCGGCGGGCTCGCCGGCGGCGACCTCGGCCGACAGGGCTTCTGTCCCCGCGCTGGTGGCGTGGCCCTGCGCCTCGTCCCGCGCCAGCTCGGCCAGTCCTTGGGCCGTCTCCGCGCCCGTCTTCGCCGTCTCCGCGCTCGTCTTCGCCGTCTCCGCGCTCGTCTTCGCCGTCTCGGCGGCCGTCTTCGCCGTCTCGGCCAGTCCTTGAGCTGTTTCCGCACCCGTCTTCGCCGTCTCGGCCAGCCCTTGAGCCGTCTCGGCAGCCGTCTTCGCCGTCTCGGCACCCGTCTTCGCCGTCTCGGCCAGCCCTTGAGCCGTCTCGGCGGCCGTCTCCGCCACCTCGGCGGCGGTGGCGGCGTTCTCGGCGCGGGTGATGGCGTTGGCCAGCAGGTCAGTGGGGTCGCCCTCGTCGGTGGGCGTGACCTTGACCGCTCTGTCTATCTGCTCTTGGAGCTGCTGAACCTGAATCACGATCCGGTCGAGCGAGCCCTCGAGGACGTGGGCGTGGAAGGCCCCGAGGTTCGTGATGGCCGTCGGCTGCGAACTGTCGATGTCCGACAGGATGACTAGTCGGTGGCCGACCGGCAGGCCGGCGTACTCGACTGAACCGCCGGGCGCACTGTCCTGATCCCCGTTCAAGCTGACCGTGTAGTCGCTCTGGTAAGTGAGCGTCTGGCTGTTCGCGTCGTTCTCGTCCGCCACGACGACGAGCAGCGTCGCCGGGTCGAGGACCTTGAACGCGAACGGATAGCTGGTCGTCGTGCCGTTTCCGACGTAGACAGACGACCGGCGGGTGGATGCAGGGATGGTCATGGTTTACCTTCGGTTGAGGTTGTCGGGCGGCCCCAACAGTATAGCACCCGGACCAGCGTCGCCGTCCATGAACGCTTCCGTGCCGCGCCACATGCGATTGAATTGGGACGCCGGCCACCCGAAAATGGTCATGATCGCCTTCAGCGCCCGACGGATGTTCTGCTCGTCCGCGTCCTCGTCCGTTGCCAGCTTGTAGGCTTCATTCGCCAGCGAGCCGATCTCGGCCACGACGCGGGCGCTGGGCGGGCCGGAGTAGTCGAACCCCTTGAACAGCCCGCCCAGCTCCCGGACGCCGATCAGGTTGCCCGACAGGAACGAGATCCACTCGAGAAACAGGTCTTCGGTCCACTCTTCCACGTCTTCGGGCTCGTCGTCATCGGAGCCCAAGGTGCGGATGACGTGGTAGGTCAACTGCTGCGCCACGACCGGGACGACGGTCAGCGCGATCATGTCGCCAACCCACGCCGCCACCTGCCCGGGGCGCTTGAAATCGGTCCGCCCGGTCGACTCGGCAATCAAGCTGTGCGTCGCCGAGAAGTAGGACCAGAACATCGTCATGATCTTGTTGATCTCGCCGCCGCGCTGCATCCCGGTCAGATCCTTGATCGAACCGGCGCCCTGCGTGTCGATGACCGCCTGATCCGCCAGTCGGGCGGCCAGCGCCTTGTCGGTCGGATTCGCGGCCAGCGCCTTCTCGTAGGCACCCCACCAGATCGGCACGTCGACGAACTGCTGGAGCTTGACCATCAGCCAGTAGGCCGAGCCATCGTAGGCGGTGGCAATCTTGCCCTTGCCCCGGCTGATCTGTTGCATGATCTCGCGCAACTCGCGATTCATGGTCAGCGAGCGGTTGCGCATCATCGGCGACACGGCGTAGATCTTTTTCGCCGACGATTCCAGCGTGGCGACATCGCCCAGCCAGTGCTTGACACCTCGAAGAATCCAGCCGGTGCCGACTCGAGGGATGGCTTGGAAGATGCCGAACGGCTGGAGCAGGCCCGTCGTGAACGAGAACCCCATCGTCGCGGCGCCCGCCTTGCCGCGCACCCATTGCGACGCCTTGGTCAGCGCGTTGCCGATCTGCTGGTCGCCGGTTGCGATGTCGCGCACCGTGTCCTTGATAGCACCCAAGAACTCGGCGCTGTAGTGCGCCCGAATCGAATCGGAGATGCGGCTGTCGTTGAGCACCCGGTTCGCGTCGATCAGCCACTCGCGCCAGCTCAGATCGTGGATCACGTCCGACAGATGGCGCTCCAGAGGGCCGAGGGTGTAGTTGATCTTCCAGCCGACCTTGTCCTTGCGCGCCTTCTCGTGTCCCCGCCGGGTCACGGGGTTGAGCCCCGAGCCTTGGATGATCGACTTCAGGTCCCGGACGTTCTCGAACGCCTGCGCCCGATCGTTCTCGGTCGGGCTGTAGGACAGCGGGTAGTACCCGCCCGGCAGATCCAGCATTGACCCGTCGGCAAGCTGCACCGTGAACGGTTCGGCGATGACTTTCTTCGGCGCGTCCTGCCCGAGCCGGCGGTTGAGCGCCGCGATGTCGGGCCAGAACTGATCGACGAGCTGCCAGATTTCCTGCACAGCCTGCCACTCTTCGCGCGTGATGAGCCGGAACACGTCGGCGACTTGCTGCTCGGTGTAGGTGTTGAGCACGCGCTGTCGGTTGCCCGCGTTGCCGTAGTTGAGTGCCAGCGCCAGACGTTCCTCGCGGGTCCACGATTGCCCCGTCGACTTGACGAGGATCGCCGAGCCGGTCAAGCCGCCCTTCATGTCCTTGAGCGGCTTGAAGATGTCGTTGATCCGGTCGCCGGTGAATTTCAGCAGCGCCGTCTCCCGGTCGCCGGCCTCGTTCATCGGACGCACGATCGTGCGCCAGAACCAGCCATTGTCGGCATACCCGTCGAGGGTCCGGGCGAGCGACGACAGGCGCCGGTGCGCGAGGAAGAACGCCCGCGTCCACCGCCCGGGCGCGTGCCGCACCGACTCGGGGGCCACCTGCGGCGCCTTCGGGCCGCGCTTGGCGTTCGCGACGATGGACGCCTGCCCCTCGTCGACGATCTCGTTGTACTCGCGCTTGTCCTTGGCCGTGAGCAGTTTTTTCTTCAGCCGCCCGAGGTTCTCGATATGCTTGATCTGCTCGACCAGCGCGCGCATGTCGTCGACGGTGTAGTCGCGGATGTGCTTGGCCCCCAGCTCGGCGACTGTGTCCGGGTCGAGCCCGATCGGCAGGCCCGCTTCCTGCTGCTTCTCGACCCACTCGCGCATCGCCTGAAGCCGCTCCAGCGCGACGTTGCTGCGCCCGGCCGAGTCGACGATGTCGAGGATGGCGTCGATCTGCTCTCGCTGGTCGACCGCGATGTTCTTGCGGGTGTCCTTCGAGCGGCGCAGCTTGGTCAGGTAGGCTTGCGCACGCTTGGCCTCGTCCTGCGCCGCCAGCGTCTCCCGGGCCAGCTCGGTGTGGACGAGCTGGTTGCGCTTGTGCTTGGTCGCCAGCCGCAGGTCGCCGGCGATGCGGGCCGCCCGGGCCAGTTTCGACTCGCGCTGGGCGGCGCGCATGTGCCCGCGCCGATCCAGCTCGCGGATGACCGTCTGTCCGATGATGATTTCGGCGTGTTCGCGCGCGGCGCGCAGCAGCCCGTTGACCGTGACGATGCGCCCGCGCCGATTGACGCCCGCCCGTTCGCGGGGGTTCATCGCGTCCTCGAACGCCTTCAGCTCGCTCGCCACGAACCGGGTGCGGGCTTCGTTGACGATCGCCGCGTCGACTGCCGACGCGATGGCCTCGTCGTCTGACAGGTCGGCGTGCTCGGCGAGCATGGCGTTATCGACCATGCCCTCGATGACCTGTTCGCGCGGGTCCGCGTCGAGGATGGCTTGGATCATCGCGTCGGCCGAGTCGTACCCGAACAACGTCGCGATCTGCTCCGGGTGCTGGCCGGCGCTCGTGACCGTCACCATCTCCGGCGGCAGGCGCCGCCATGCCGCGTCGGCCCCGTCGCCGAACAGCTCGATCAGGGCGCCCCGGTCAAGCCGGTGGCTGCGAGACTCGGCGCTGCCCAGCTCCGCAAGCGCCGTGGCCGGCAGCGGCGGGAACGTTTCGCCCAGCGTCAGGAACGAGATCGCCTGATACACCGGCTGGCTGTCCACCTGCTCGCCGAACTGCTCGCGCAAAGACGCGCGGATCTTCTTGCTCTGCGCTTGGAGCTTCTTCAGCGTCTTGCCCCGGAACCCTTCTTGCCAGCGCAGATCCTTCAGCGACCGGGCCGTCAACAGGTCGACGGCGTCCTCGGTCGCCTCGATACCGAGGGCTTGCAGCCGCTCCCACGACGAGGTCGGCGCGCCGGCGTCGCCCGCCGTGTCGAACGCGGCGACCGCGCCGCGGTCGCGCTCGGCGGCCTGAATCTCCTGCTCGCTCGCAATCATCCGGTCGAAGACCGCGCGCACCTCGGGCGTGAGTTGCACGCGCATGCCGGTCAGCGCCCCGTAGGCCCGCTTGAACCACGCCGTGAATGCGCGGAACGCCTTGGTCAGCGCCGGGCTGGGCGACCGGCCTTCGATCGCGTACGTCTCCCAGCCTTCCGCGAATTTCTCGTGGTAGGGAGTCTTCTCGGCAAACGACAGCCGGTTCCATGCGTCGAGCGACTCGACGCCGAACCAGTCAAGGATCGTCTTCGCGTCGGCGACGATGTCCGCCGGCGCGCCGTCTCGAGCGGCCTCGCCGAAGAGCACCTCGAGCCCGAAGTGGCCCATCTCGTGAATGAACGTCGTGAGGTTCGCCTTCTCGAGAAACGCCAGCGTCATCGTCGACGGGTTGAACGTGCCGCGCGCCTCTTCGGACAGACCCATGCGCTGAAGCAGCTCCGCATTCATGTCCTCGGAGATCCGGTCGAGCAGCGGCTGGTCCCAAATGACGAGGTTGCGGGTGCCCCCTCCGGTTTTGCCGCGGCTGCCTAGATCATGGTAGCGCAGACCGACGATGCCGAGCTGCTGGAGCGCCTCGGATGCGGCTCGGGCTGAGCCGAGCTTCTTGGACAGCTCGCGGTAGCTGCTGGCGCCGCCCGGCCGAACGCCGAGGCCGATGTCGGCATCGGGCAGCAGAGCGACGAGCGCGGCCTTGACCGCGTCGGGCTGTTCGTCGAAGGTGCCTTCGAGGTCGAGCACGCGGCCAGCGTATTCGTCGGGAATATACAGGCTGTAGAGGGCGCCCTCGCGGGTGTCCTCCAGCCGTTCGATCGGCTTGCCCCGGAAACGCTCGATGGCTGCGTCGAATTCGGCGGTGTTGTCCGGGTTCCACTCGCGCGCCTGCTGAATCTGCTCTTCGCTGGTCTGCCCGGTGACGAACGCGTTGAGCGCCATGTGTTCGGCGCTGCCGTATTTGCGCACCTCCACGATCTCATCACCGACACGGTATCGTCGGATGATTCCGCTCAGGTTGTCCCGGTACGATTCGGCGGTCCCGCGCGCCTCGGCGAAGTACATCCCCCAGCCGAACGCCTGATTGCCCTCGCCGGTACCGATCTTCGACAGATCGAACCGTTCGAAGATGTGCGGAGAGCCGTGGAAGACGGGCTGGTTCAGGATGCTCGGGTCGTTCGGGTCGAAGGTGCCTTGGTTGCCGATAGCGGACTTGATCTGTTCGGGCTCGAAAGCTATGAAACTGTCTTCCCCCTCGGCTTCCACTTCGTTGACGTAGACGATCCCGTCGAAACCAGCGGAGCTCAATATGCGCTTTATCTCCGACAGCCCGTCAGCGTTCTCCCGGTCCACAGTCCACGCCGACGCCCAATCGGGCGCAAGACCCTCGAACATTTCCTCCAGTCCGTCGCCGTATGGATCTTGCTCCAGCGCCTCGTCTCGGAGATCGGACAACTCGTCGGCCAAGGAACGAAGCTCCGATCTCACGCTGGCGGGGAGCGATTCGCTGGAAGACAGACCTAAAGCAACGTCAACCGAATCCTCCCAATTGCCTACGTCTTTGGCCCTCACAGGGTTATTTATGGACAGGTAAACGGGGATGACACGACCTTGCTGCACGGTGCTCGGCGTTACGTTCGGCACCAGCGTGCCGTGCCGCTTCCCTTTGGCGTGAAGCCTTTCGTTCGCCGCCTTCGGGCTGGTCCCGAAATGCGCACCGAAGGAATTCCCCGTATCGAAAATATCAAAGTCTTCGCTCGCGTCCGTACCGTGGTACACCACGAGCGGGTTACCGTCGCTGTCAACGGCCTTGCTGTCGCCAAACCACGCCTTGAACGCGGCCGTGCGCTCTGCGGACCGCACCGGCAGCGCCGGCTGCACCGACTGCTTGAACCCCTGCTCCGGGATCGCGACGCCAAGGCCCGACAGTGCCTTGCGCAGCGCCGCCCAATCGGCTTCGGACGCCTTCACCGTGCCGTACTGGAACGTGGTCGACGGGGCGACCTGCCGCAGCTCTTCCAGCTTGCTCTGGACGATCTCGTTCTCGGCCACCGTCAGCAGCGCCTTGCGGTACTGCGGCACCGGCGCGGCCGGGGGCGGCATCCACGCCGGCACGCTGCGCGGCTCGGCTTTCACGTCGTGGCTCGCCGGCCCGATGATGACCCCGACGCCGGGCCTGCCCGGGGCGCCGCGGTCGTAGTAGCCGTGGAACCCGTTGTCGAGCAGCGCCGACTCCATCTCGTTCGGCGGCAGGTTCCCGAACCGCAGCGGATCCTCGACCAGATCGTAGAGCGTCGGCAACTCGATCTCGTGGCTGACCACGCCCAGCCCCGGCTCGGCGGCAACCCCGCCCCCGTTGTCGATGTAGAAGTAGACGCGCGACTTCAGCCGCTCGTCGGTGGACTCGGCGACGCGGGCCGACTCGCGCCCGGCGATCCCGGTGCCGTACCGCCGCCCGTCGAGCGTGGTGCGCCGCTCGTGGCTGAAGTGGATGCCCCGGACGGGCGCATCCCCCGTCGACGCGGGGCCGCCGGCGGGCTTGCCTTGGCCGACGAAGGCGCCGTAGGCCCCGCCGTTCTCGGCGCGCTGCGCCAGCACCGTCGCTTCGATCATTTCGGCGTGCGGGCCCTCGGTCGCAACGGCGTCGCCGGTGGTCTGCGCCAGCACCGTCTGATCCCCGGCCAGCCCGGCGATGAGGTTCTCGATATCCGCCACCATCGCATCGGCCAGCGTGCGCGTCGTGCCGGCGGCGCTCGCCGGCACCGCCAGATCGACCTCGCTTCGATCGCCAGCCCGCGCGGCCGCGGCCCGCGAACCGTAGTCGGCGATGGCCTCGTTCAGCCGGACCAGCACCGGCCCGGTGAGCCCGTCGCGCTCGAACGACGCGGCCAGCTCGGTAGCGGCCGTCAGCGTATCCTCGAGCCGAGTCAGGTTGTCGACTGCCGGCGGCGTGGCCTCGAGCCGGGCCAGCTCGGCCGACTGGACGGCCAGCTCGGCGCCGGCGGCCATGATGGCTTCCGGGTCGGTGGTCGTCTCCATCTCGCGCAACCGGGCGGCTGACGCGGCGGTGCGAGCCCGAAGCTCTTCGAGCCCCCGGCGCGGGCTGGCCTCTTCCCGCGCCCGGCTCATTTCGGCGCGCTGATTGCGGAAGTTCTCGACGCGGCTGCGCGAGATGTCGCCGAGCAGGCTGGAGACCCCGGCAGCGGACCTGATTTTCAGCGGCCACGCCTGAAGCATCTGGAGCGGTGTGCGCCCGGTGCGTTGGCCCATCGTGGCGATCATGGCGGCGCCGACCTGCGCCTGTACCTCGGCAGCGTTCTGCGTGAACCCGGCCCGCGCGATCGACTGGCGCATCCAGCGCGTCACGATGTTGCGCTCACGGTCGGCCTGCGATTCTTCCGCGACCTCGTTCAGCGCCTCGCGCGCCGCCTGCCGGAACGCTTCCGGTTCGACCTGCCGGAACACGGCCGCTTCGGCGAACGACATCGCGTCGGCCGAGTGCCGGCCGTGGTCTACGAACAGCGGCGCCAGCGGCGTGTCGCTGTACTTGGCGCTGATGTCGGCCAGATCGACCGTGATGTCCGAACCCGACTCGGCGCCGGCGGCCACGCGAACGGCCAGCTCCGGGTCGACCGTGGCGATGTCGATGCCGGCCTGTTCGGCGGCTTGTCGAAACACCTGCGCGTCGATGTGCGTCGCGCCCCCGTCGGACGCGTCAGCAACGAACGCACGGAACGCTTCCGGGTCGTGCGCCCGGGCCTTGCTGGCGGCACTGGTCTCGACCGCAGCGCGCAGCTCCTGCGCCCGGATCTCGGCAGCGCGCGCCCGACGGGCGGCGGGCGACAGCCTGCTGATCGTGCGGCTGATGGCTTCGCCTGCGGTGCCGCCGCCGACTTCCAGCACCGTCGCCGCGCCGATTTCGCCCGCAACCTCGTTCAATGCGTCGACGAGATCCGCTTCGCCAGTGGCCGCCACCGACCCGGCCAGCTCGCCCCCGCCGGCAGCAGCGGCGTCAACCGCGGACTGCTTGGCGAACGTGGTGGCGCGGTTGGTCCCGGGCGCCACGCCCCGGGCGATGTGCATGCCAAGCGCGTCGAACGAGCCGACGAAGGCGCTGTGCGCGGCGGCGCGCGTCGCCGCCTCTTTGACGATCTCGGGGTTGTCGAGCGCCGCCAGCAGTGTCTCTTCACTGGCGGTCACGTCGTGCCCGAGCAGTTCGGACAGCGTCTGCAAGAACACCGCGTTCCGATCGACGATCGCCGAGCCAAGGCCGAGCCCGAGCCGAGCGCCCACAGGGCCGCCGACCGCGCCGCCGGCCAGCGCCGCGCCGCCGGAAAGCAGCGACGGGACGGCCGACTCGACTTGCAGCAGCCAGAGCCCCTTGAGCCCTTCGACGCTGGTAACGGCGTCGATCCACGCACCCACCGACTCGGCTTCCGTCAGACTGCGCAACGACGACGGGGGCGGGCCAGCCATCTTCAGCTCTTGGCCGCGCTCCAGCACGTCGTCGACGTTGTTCTTCTGGATGCGGGTGATGTCGAACCGGTAGGCGGCGCGCATCTCCGGGGTCATCGACGAGAACCCGACCGGATCGTCAGCCGCTGCAACCGGCTCGCCTTTCGCCAGCTTGGCTTCGACCGCGTCGAGCTGGCGCAATGTCTCTTCGTTTCGGCGCAGCGCCTCGACGGATAATCCCTGCCGGGTGCCGGCCACCGACCGATTCCACGCGCGCGTGGTCTGCTCGACGAGCCCCATCGCGTCAACGTCTTCCTGCGTGATGGCCGACGTGGCGGGGTTCTCCAGCGCCCGCTGGACGGCCGGGTGCCCCTTGGCCTTCTCGACAGCCGTCTTGGCCTTGTGGTCGGCTTCCAGCGCGTCCAGCTCCTGCTCGACGGTCTCGCGCGGCAGGCCGGTGTCCCGGGCCATCTGGTTGACGCGACCGGCGCGCGCCGGGTCCGCACCCTCGGTGCCGGGGGCAACCGGGGCGGCTTCGAGCTGCCTCAGAATCTCGGGATCGGTGACAAGCCGCGATCGCTCGGCGCGCGGCGCCGCTTCGGGCCTGTCGCCGGCGACCCCGTTGACGACTATCGTTGGCCCCTGCTGCTCCCCCTCTTCAAGCTGCCTCAGAATCTCGGGATCGGTGACGAGGGTGGAAGTCATAATAGAGAATGCCAATCGCCGTTGAATTTGTAATAGAGAACGCCGTCGATTTCCTTCGACGGGCGCTTCTGCGCTACGACCTCGGCAGCCGTCTTGGGCATCGTACCATACTGGTCTTTCGGGCTCCAGTTATCGAGGCGGTTCTTGCGCTCCGCTTCGAACCGAGTTTCTTCCGTCTCCCACAGGCCCCAGCCCCTTTCGGTTTCACCCTTGGCGAGCATCTCGTTCGCGATCGCCAGCCCTTCGGCTTGCGTGAGCTGTCGGCCCTTGACCTGCTGTTCCTCGAGGACCCTCTTCTGATATTCGCTCTCGAATGCGCCCCGGGTCTCGCGGTCCCAATTTTTCATGCCCGCCGCTACCCGTTTGCCAGCCGTGATGACGGCCGACTTGACGTTCTCCGGGTCCGTGCCGGCGGTCGGGTTGAACCGCGACCGGGCTTCCCTGATAAGCCGCTCCGCGTCCGACTTGCTGATATCGCCTCGATCGTATGCGGCGCGGATCTGCTCCCGAAACTCGGATTCCAGCTCGGGTCGGGTCGGGTCGGCCGCTGCGATGGCGTCGGAAATGCCCAGCGCGTTCCCGAACGAAGCCCTCATGGCTTGCGCTTCCCGTTCCCGCTCCGCGCGAGCTGCTGCCGCGTCAACCCTGCTTGCATCAGCCTCGCGCCGGCGGGTCAGAATGTCGGCGCGCTCCAGAAGTTGCGCCTGCCGGCTTTCGTCGAGCCTGTTCCACACGCTAGGCGGAATACGCGAGATCGACCCGCTCTGGCCCATCGCCAGCCGGGCCTGCCCCATCAGCTCCTTCTGCGCCTCTTCGATCGCCCGCCGCCGGTCCGCGAAACGCGCCTGTATTTCGGCCACGGCAAATTTCTCGTCCTCGCCGGAAAGCTCCCGACGGGCCTCGGCCATCGCCTCGCTCTCGCTCAGCCCCCGCGCCTCGACGTCGTCGGCAAACGACTGCGCCTTGACCAACCGCGTCGAAGACTGCATGTCCTTTTCCAGCTTCGCCTTGCGCGTCGGGTCGATCTCGTCGAAATACTTCTTGTAGTAGGCTTGCGCCGCGTCCGGGTCCGAGTCCTGAAGAGCCGTCAGGGCTTGGACGTGCAGCGCAGTCAGGCTGTTTTCGATCTCGATCTCGCGCCGGGTCGGATCCCACCCTTGCAGATTGGCGCGCACGTCGACCGCGCGGCGGATCTCTTCTCGAGCCGCGTCGATCGCAACCCGGTTGCCCGATTCGTCAGTGCGGTCCAGATTGTCCAGCCCGAACCGCATGGCGCTGGCAGCGGCCGCCGACGCCGATTCGTCGAGCGACGCGCGCCGTTCGGTCGCCTCTTGAATGCTCAGCCGGCTGAGGCTCGTCTGGCGGAGCTGGCTGAGCGTCTGATCGAACGCGCGGCGCTGGCGCGGCGAAAGCCCCTCCGAGATGTCGGCGAAGGACTCGTCGAACCACGTTTCGGCCTCGGCCGTCAGCCCCCACGACTGGACGCCCTTGCGCTGCGACCAGTCGGCAGTCTGCTTGCGGATCCTGTCGCGCGCCATCGTCTCCGCGCGAAAGACCATGTCGGCGTCTTCGCGGGCCTCGCGCTCGCGCTGAATAGCCATCGCCGCGGTCGCAACGTCGCGCAGCCCCCTGCCGACGTAATCGGTCGGAGCGCGCTGGTTGGCGCCGAGCTGGTCCGCCGTGGGCGCGGCTGTCAGGCGCACCGACGGGAGTTGATTCGGGCTCGACGGCAGCTCGCGCTGGCCGGTGTAAGTAGGGACAACGACGGGCATTACCGAGGATCCCGGAACAGACTGGACACGCGGGCCGCGCCCGACAGCAGCGAGCCGACCGTGGCCGACTGCACGCTATCGCCGACGGGGACGTAAGCGTTGCGCATGATCTCGGCCCGGTTGCGCTGGTCCTGCGCCTGCACTCGGAACGCCCACGCTTCGCGCTCGGCATTCTCCCGAGCGGTCAGTGCGTCGATCTCGCCGAGCACGTCCGTGGTCGTCAGCGTGCGGACTGCGCTGCCGGAATCAAGCGCCAGCCCGTTCGCCGCCATGCGAGCGCGCTGCGTGGAGTGCAGGGCCGCCGCGTTCAGGCGCGATCGGTTCTCCGCCACCTGCCCGCGGTACAGCGCGTCCTGCGCCTGCCAGATCGCGAGCTGGGCGTTGTTCTCGGCCAGATCGGCCTGCGCCGCGTTCGCAAGTTTGACCGCTTCCGACTCGGCCTGCGTCCGGCGTGCGGCGTTGCGCGACTGGACCACGTCATAGGCCGCCGACCCGATCGTGGTCAGCGTACCCAGCGTGTCGAAAATGCTTGTCCAAGCCATGTCAGTCGCCCAGCTCCACGTCGGCCACCATGCCTAGCAGCACCAGCGGCATCGGGTCGCGTTGCTCGATACAGACGTTCCCGAGCCGACCCCATGTCGGGCTCAGAACAATCTCGAATTCCCCGGTCTTCCAGCGCGGCGCCGTGTCGTAAGGCTCATTGGAGCGCGCCTTGAGCTCGTCCATTGTATCGAAGTCCGGCCCGACGAACACGCCCGAGGACTGGTAGAGCCGCAGAACAACCCGGCTGACCGACTTCAGGATGCCCTGCCCCTCGGCTTCCACGTTCTCCAGAACGACGGGCAGCGTCTCCATCCGCCCGACGTAGGACAGGCCGGTGATGACGCGCGACGCGGGCGCTTCCAGCTCGAGCGTGCCGTTCTCGATCGTCACCGGCGGATGCACGGCGCCGTCCGCGACGACGCGGACCTCGAACCCCTCCAGCGCCCACAGCCCGATGATCTGCGTGGCAGGCGGCCCGTCGTATATCTGCGCCCCGTCGAGGTACAGCGCGGCCTTCTGCGCCGTCGCCAGATCCGGCAGGTCGCCGAAGCCGGACAGCAGCTCCAGATACGTCACCGCCGCGCCCGCCCCCTCGCGCGTACGAGCCACAGCCGCGACCAGAACGTCCTCGGCGCGGCCGTCAACCATCGGCCCGGGAACGACACATATGGACTGCACCGTGGCGCCGGCCCCCAGCTCGTGCTGGTGCCACGCAACGACCTTGTGCTCGGGCTGGTAGGACAGCGACAGCAGCTTGCCATCGGAACGCAGGATCCAGACGATGCGCGTCGGCATGTCCATGATCGCCATCTCTTTGATGGTGAACCCGTCGAAGAGGTGCGACGACAGCAAGGACAGGTCGTTGACGGCGTAGTCGCTCGCTTCTTCCGTATACCGGATCTCGCCGACGCGCCCGCCTCGAGCGAGCGCGAACAGCACAGCCGATTCGGTCGTCACCGGCTGCACGAAGGTCGATCCGGCGTAGGCGACGAGATCGGCCGATGCCGAGCTGGGCGTCAGCACGTCGCTGTTCGCAGCGCGCACCTTCCAGACCCCGCCCGACGTCAGTACGAGCAGGTCCCGCAGGGGAACGAGCGACTGGACGGTCTGGACCTCGCGTGACGCGATCGCGAACTCCAGCGCGTTGTCGTCGCGGCTGGGGATCGTGAAGCTCATGTCGTTCTCGGTGCCGGTGCGCGTCGCCCACAGAGTTTGCGGCGCGTTGATCGACCCGGCGAACCATTTCCGCTGCTGATGGTAGGTCACGGCGCGCGGGTAGTTGCCGGCGCCGGTGAAGTCCGGGCCGTACTCCGGCGGCGAGATCGACAGGTCCGGGATGATGTTGTTGTCCCGAAAGCTCGCGCCCCCGGTCTGGCCGATGAACCCATACAGCCCGTTGAGCGCCTTGTATACGTTATAGCGCACCCCCGCCGGCGGCGCGGGCGTCAACGAGATGTCGATGTACTGGCCGGCGACAGTCAGGTCCTGCGACGCGGTCGCGGCGGCCGTAGCCAGCGACTCGGAGCTGCTGGATCCGTCGACGGGGATGGCGGTCGCGACGTAATAGTACGCCACCGGCGTGCCCGCGCTGCCGCCCCCGGCGGTAGCCGTTATGCCGGTGGGGGCCGCGATCTCGGGGGCGAACACTTCAGTGACCAGCGACCAGTCATTCGGCCCGGTTCGACGAAGCGTCGCCACGGCGGCGTTCGGGGAAACCAGCGTCAGCACGTCGGCCGACTGTGCATAGCGGACCAGCGGCAGCGAGGAACCGAAGCCGTGAACCAGCTCCAACGCAAAATGCACGCGCCCCGTGGTGGTGTCGGTTCCCCACCCTGTCATGTCCACACGGTAGCCCGTTACATCGGTGCCCCCGGCATACACCGCGTAGCGCCCATAGACGCCTGCCGTGCCGATGTACGACAGGTAGTACCAGCGCCCGTTGACTTCCGGTACTAGGCTCGATTCCAAGTACACGAACGCGTTGGTGGCGCCTATGTGCTCGAACGAAACAAATACCTCGTTCGGTCCGGTGGCGGGGTTGATGAGGGCTGGAAAATCAGCAGCGTCGTCCAGCAACGTCCCCGAGAACGTGTGGATTCGCAGCTTGTTTGCGTCCAGCTCGATCCAGTACGCCTGTTCGTCGCTGAAGACGAACGGGATCAGCCGAAGGTCAGGCGACCCGAAGAAAGCGTACTGGTGAAACTCGGTCCCCGGCCGGAACTTCGCCGGGCCCTGCGGGAGCGTGACAAAATTCTTCGACAGCGCGAGGCCGTTGCGGTACGGGACAAGGTCAACCCGGCCGTGCATCAGCGGGGACAGCTCGCCGCCGGTGAACGAACGGGAGACTTGGCGCTTGCGGGCCATGTCAGTTACGCGCCCGGATCCAGTCCGGGGTCTGCTCGTCCAGCATCTGCTCGACCGACGACGATCGGGCGTCCTGCGTCGTGGCCTGCGCAAACGACGCAGCGCGCCGGTTGGCGATGCTGGCGTGCTGCTCGGCCGATCGCGTCACCGGGATAACCAGCATCTCGGCGAGCTGGAAGCTCAGGAACGTGACGAAGCTGGGCGGATACTTGGTCGTGTCCTCGACCAAAATCACGTACTTGCCGTGCGCGCCTTCGACGTGGGTGAGCACCAACGAATTCCCGTCGGCGCCCGACTCGACAGCGAAGTCCTCGCTGTGCCCGGGCTCGGTGACGCCCGGCAGGTAGACCTGCCACAGCCGCAGGCACTTCGCCGGAAGGGTGTACGCGTATTCCCATTCGCCGATGTAGGCGTCGGGCAGCGGCACGGAAGCAAGGGGAGCCCGGCGGGTGGCGAAGCCCCACGAGTGGACCTCGATCGCCGAGTCCCGTGCGAGCGGATAGAACCGCGCGCAGAGCCGAGCTTGAGCACTAGCTTCCGGCGGGTCGATGCTCGCTACGTTGCCGGCTTCACCGAAGTGAGACAGGGCAAGGTTGCAGATATCGACGGGCGATGGCACGGATCAAGCTCCTGCTGGAAAAAGCCCCACGCCCGAAGGCGCGGGGAATGTCCCCCACCACGAGGATTCTCAGACGAGGGTCGACGGGTCCACCGGCTTCTCGGCGCGCGGCGGCCGACCGCGTCGCTTGCCGACAGCGACAGGCTTGTTGGCCGGGTCGGGTTCCCCCGGGGCCTCGCTCTGGCTGTCGGCAGCAACGGGGGCGGCCCACGCGCCGGGCTGGTGGTCCGCGTCGAACGTCTCCCCCACGTCGACCAGTCGGCCGGACGCGAGGAACGCCTTGCGGGTTGCCTTGAAGGTGGGCATCAGTACGTCACGCCAACCGGGTTGGCCGCCTTCCAGTTGTCGACTTCCTTCACGATGCCGCCGGTGATCTTGCCGGCCGAGTAGGTGCCGGTCGACACATACTTGGCTCGCAGATACCGCTTGCAGCCGAAGGGCAGCTTGGCCTTGATCTCGGCGCCTTTGCCGAGGTTGGCCGTGGCGATCGCGCCCGAGTCGAAGATCTTGACTTCGGACCCGAAGTTCTCGACGTCGCTGGTGAAGAGCTGGACGGTCACGTTCGTGCCACCGACGAAAGCCTCTTCGACGATGAACGACACCCGCAGCTCTTCACCCACGCCCACGTCACCGCCGGGAGCTTGGGTGTCGACAACGTTGGTGCTAACGTAGGTGCTGGCGGTGGTGATGGCCTGCGCCGAGCTGAACTCGGTGCCTTTGTCGCGTACGGTCATGTTGGAATCTCCAGTTATGGGGCCGGCCGCCCTCGGCCAGCCCCGTCCTTTCTTGACCGCCGCTTACGCGACGACGGCCTCGGTGTTGAGGATCGCGTCGGACTGCACGAACTCGACGCCGTCCCAGCCCTTCGCGGCTTGCTTCTGCCCGTCGAGCAGCTTCACCGCGTTGACCGACTTCTCGAGCCCGATCAGCTCGAAGGCGGTCATGCAGCGGCTGTTCATGAAGGCGACGAGCCGGCCCTGCGCACGCACAGCGCGCGGGATGCGGTTCTTCGCCTCGATGACGGCGCGGAGGACGTTCGTAGCCGCGGTCGCCGCTTGGGTGGAACCCGCCGACAGCCCGGCCAGCAGAAGGTCGGCCGCTTCGATGTTGCACACCCGCACGATGGCGCGGTGATCGCGGACGCACAGCCCGGTGTCCCACTGCCACAGGTCGGCGTAGGCGCGGTACCGCTTGCTTTCCTCGTCGAACGCATCGATCTCGCCGAGATCCTTGTGCGCCAGCCCGGCCTCGCTACCCTTCGGGTAGATGCCGTGAACGGTCTGGTCGCCCAGCACCATGACGTAGATCGAAGTCTGCGCACCGACAGCGGTTCCGCCCGCGCTGATGATGTAGTCCTTGGTTTCGCCCGACAGGCTGTTGTACCGCGGGGCGATACCCATGAACGGAACACCGGCGGCGACCGTGCCGTAGAAGAACGCGTCTTCGACTTGCTGGTTGATGCCCTCGACGTGGGCCAGCGACTCGCTGAAGCGGAAGCTGTTCACGTTGCCGTTGAGGTTCGCGAGCTTCACGTCGACTTCCGAGCGCGCCTCGAGCATGCCCATCGTCTCGGTGATCTGCACGCGAGCCGACTTGTTCGGCGCGACGCCTTGGTTGTACTTGCGCCACACCGCCTTCGGCAGTACGCCGGTGCGCACCGTGGTGACGTGACCCGCCGGCTGGTTCGCCTCGACGAACGGCAGATACTCGATCAGCGGGTTCATGCGATTCAGAACCTCGATGACGCGAGCGGTCTTGCCGTCCGGGTCGAGCGACTTCGCGACATCGACCAGAGTGACGTTTTGGTGAATCATTGCCATGTTTCAGCCTCCTGATCTGCTGACCCGTTTCAGCCGCCGTAAAGAACGTCTGCGGTGCCCTTGTCGCCGCCCGACGCAGTTCCACCGGCTACGAATTTGCCGCGAATCAACCCGGAACGGGACAGCTTCGCCAGCGCCTTCAGCAGACCGACACTGTTTCCGAGCCCGGCGGCGTCCAGCTCGGTCAGCAATTCTTCTCCACCCAGCGCCAGCACCGCTTCCTTGGCGTCGGCGAGCGTTTTCTTGGTGTTCTCGCCCCCGAACTCGGGGTCCTTCTTCAGCTCTTCAGCCGCCGTCTTGGCCTGCGCCGCCTTCTGCCGCTCCTGCACCGTCTTGACGGCGTTGGCGAAGTTGGCGACGTTGGCCTGCGCCGTGGCCTGATCCATGCCCTGCGCCCGGAAGTGCTTCGCCATCTCGCCCAGCGACTCGGCGTCGATGGTGCCGCCCTCGTCCGCGAGCGTGTACTCGGGGATGGGGGCCGGTGCCGGTGCCGGTGC